AGGCGGCCCGTTGAACGATATCCGCTCGCTACCCGCGGGGTTGATCGACGAGCGGCGCATGGATCTCGAGCTGCCGGCAGAGGTGGCGGCCAAGATGCCGGCGAAGCCAGGCACCAGTCAGGACTTCCAGCGCGAGCTGCCGCGGATCACCGAGGCGCTGGCCTACATCGACCCTAGTCCATACGACGCGTGGCTCATGGTCGGCATGGCGCTGCACCACGCCAGCGGCGGCGCAGACGACGGTCTCGAGCTGTGGGATGCGTGGTCAAGCGGCGGCATCACCGGCAGCCTGCCGGATAACTACGCCGGGCGTGCCGATATCGAGTACCGCTGGCAGAGCTTCCATCTGGATCGCGGCAAGGGCGTAACACTCGGCAGCCTGTTCAATGCGGCCAAGGGCGGCGGCTGGGTGTCGGTGCCGGAGGCGGTGCGGCTAGGGCCGCCAAAGCGCGAGGAACCGCAGTTGTCCTACGAGGATGTGCCCGAAGCGCAGGGCATGATGCGGGTGGTTGAGCCTGAAGTGCCTGCGCTAAACGCAACAAACGAAACAGCGTCGCCTGTTCGACGCCGTCTCACGCTTCGGCCCATTGGCGAGATCGTGAGCGAGCGGCGCGAGGCGACGTGGCTGATCCATAACGTCATCGAGGCCAATGTGCTCGCCGTGCTCGCAGGGCCGCGCGCCAGCTTTAAGTCTTTCATCGCACTCGACTGGGCCATGAAGATCGCCTGCGCCGGCAACCCGGTGGTGGTGCTGTCAGGCGAAGGTGCTGGCCTAGGCCGTCGCGCCGAGGCGTGGATGCAGCAGCACGGCCAAGGCCAAGAGCTGGAGGATCTGCAACTGCTGGCGCTCGAGTCGGTGGCCAATCTGAACGCCGAGGAGGAGATGGCAGGGCTGCAGCAGGCTATCGAGGAGGCTGGCATTCGGCCAGCGCTGGTGATCGTCGATACCTTCAGCAAGTTCTCGGCAGGGCTTGACGAGAACAGCAACCAAGAGGTGGCCGAGTATCTCTCCAAGCTTACGGTCGGTATCCGAGAGCGGTACTGCTCCACGGTGCTGCTGGTGGCGCACAGTGGCCACGGCGATGCCAAGCGGCCGAGAGGTGCCAGTGCGCTCATGGCCAACCCGGATGCTGAGTACATCGTGCAGCGCCCGGACATTCAGGGAATGGCCGTGACCGTGACGAGAGAGCGGTTCAAGGATACTGCCTCGATGTCTCCTCTCGGATACGAAGCGGTCGAGGTCGATCTGGGGCGCATCGACAGGTACGGAGAGGCGGTCAAGTCATTGGTAATGAAAAGCACCGATGTGGTCGTGGCGACCAAGCGCATCGAGCCGGCAGGCAGGGTTCAGAGGATCATCCTTGAGGCGCTGCGGTCGCGTCAGAGCGCGTCAGAGACGCCACTGGTTTGGACGATGGCTGACCTGCGGCAGGTCGGTAAGGAGTGCGGACAGTCAAAGCAATCTGTCCACAAGGCGGTCGAAGCGATGGCCATGAGTCCGTTCTTGGTGAGCACGATCGGTGGGTTCAGGCTGTCGGATGAGGCGTTAAATTGACCGGTCAAAAAGTCAAAACCGGTCAAATTTTGACCGAAGTTTACCGTCTATGCGGTCAAAAAAGTCCACTCTCCCTTAAGGGAGTGGACTTTTGACCATAGATTTTGACCGGAATGAGGTGGAGCATGAGATACAAGACTGACAAGGGCGAAGGTGTTGCTCTGGTACAACATGTTGCAGATACGCCAATGGCCAAGCGTATGGTCGCTGGCATGGGCGAAGAGGGGCTGGCGCTGATGCGTACCTTCCAGCAGCACTTCGGTGCGAAGCTCGTCCACTACCAAGACGAGGCTGGCGAGGTTGGTAAGCGGCCGGGGTGGGCGGAATGAAACAGGACGCCATGAAGTTGCTCGGGCCGCTTGAGTGGGAAGACTCCGCCTTCTGGGGGATGACGTCCAAGTGCCGCCGGTTCTCGATACGGAGCCAGACGGTCAATGGCAAGACCGAGCATGTGCTTTGGAGGCGTGGCCGGGATGGCACGGTCATACCGATCAACCTTGGCACCTTCGACACCTTCGAGAAGGCGGTCGAGGCGGCTGAGGAGGCCAAGTACGATACGCCGAAGCGACGTCGGCAGGAGTTCGAGTGGTGAGAAAGAATTGTCCGATCTGTGGGGTAGAGAACACGGGCGGTCAGCCGCATCGCTGGCACAAGGAAGCGCACCGAAAGAAGGGGCACTCGGTCGCTGACATCACCGAGATGGTGGCCAAGACCAGCGAGTTCCGTAAGACGGTCGAGCTGATCTGCCATGCGGTGGATCTGGCAAGGCAGCCTGATGGTTGGCGGTCTAACCCGAAACGAACTGCGTACCATCGAGAGTACTATTGGCGAAACGTAGAGAAGCGCCGGGTTCAACGAAAGGTGAGCAAGTCTCTGCGTCGCAGGGTGCGGCCCTTGATTGCTGATCTATGCCGTGCTGTAGACTTGGCCAGAATATCCGCGAGGTGGTGAGATGGGAGCAAGACAAAGACAACGTGGTGCCGAGACTGAGCGCGAGGTCTGCAAGGTCATATCCGAGTCAACAGGGTGGCAGACTTCCAGAATCTTAGGGCAGGCTCGAGATGGTGGCGCAGATGTGCGGCTGGCTCAGTTTCTGATCGAGGTGAAGCGCCGCAAGTCTATCGCGATCTACGAGTGGCTCGAGCAGTGCCAAAGGGCTTGCAAGCCAACTGACAAGCCGGTGGTGATCGCAAGAGGTGATCACAAGGGATTCGTCGTCATCCAGCCTCTGGAAGATTGGCTTGAGATGGCCAAGCGTGAGTTACCCGAAAGATGAAGTGCGCAAAGTGTGGGAAGGCGACCGAGGTCGTAAAGGTCTACCAGTTCCCAACAGAGGCCAGACGAAGACGAGAGTGCCTGACCTGCGGGTTTAGATTTACAACGACTGAGAGAGTCTGGCGTAAGGTCTACGCCGATGAGATCCGAGCGGTCAAAGAGAGGCCGGCAAAGAAGGTCAAGCCTGAACCAGCACCGAGACGAAGGGTCTGGTCTAACTTCGATGTGGTGTCGGCTGACGATTACCAGATGGACTGGGAAGATGTCAGCACCTATGTGCATGTGAGGGATGATTGATGGCAGGGTCTCCGATCAAGAAAGAACGGCGAGAGCGAGCGATCGCACTGATGGCGAAGGATACCTTCATGCCTGAGCTGTGCGAGTACATCAGCAACGGCGGCAGTCTGGTTCAGTTCGCACTGACGGCGCAGATACCTTACGGCCGAATGCACCAGTTCTTGATGGCCGATGAAGAGCGCAAGCAACAGATCGAGAATGCCAAGCGTGCTCGAGCGATGTGGCATGTGGATCGTATTGAGCGGCTGGCTGACTCAGTGGAGCAGGAGCAGATCGATCCTCATGCCGCGAAGGTGGCAAGCGATATCAGGCGCTGGGTTGCGTCCAGATTGGACATGCAACAGTGGGGCGAGAAGGTGCAACAGAAGATCGAGATCACCGACACGACGCAGCTTCACCTCGAGGCAGTGCGCAACCTGATGAAGACGGTGAACGCTATCGAGCCTGAAAAGCTGACCTCTGACACAGCGACGCGCAGCGAAACGGCCGCGCGCGACACATCAGATGAGAACGCAAATGAGAATGATTCGCATTCAGACTGAGTTTTATGCAGACTCATGCGCATAATCGACGGTTCGACGCGCAGCGCGAAACAGTGCGCGCGCAAGTCATTGATTATCAACGGGTTCTGATCGGAGTTCGTATAATACCCATTATGTTAAATTGTGGATAACCTGTGGATAAAACCGATCCTCCTGTTGATAACCGCGTAAATGAGAACGATTCGCATTTACCCCCCCCCGGGGTGGCAGGTGGCGGGGGCGGCGCTGGCGTACTACCCCACAGAGACCCCCCCATGGGGGCAGATAACACCCTTCGGGGAGGTATGACTTGAAAAATCCGTTCTACGACTTCGTCTCGCGCTATTACAGGAACCCTGTGGCCTTCGTAAGGGAGGTGCTAGGGGTAGAGCCTGACCCGTGGCAGATCGAGCTCCTAGAGCTTCTGGCGGCCGGTGAGCGCAAGATCAGCGTCCGCTCCGGCCACGGCACCGGCAAGTCCACCGCAGCATCATGGTCGATGCTGTGGTTCATGCTCACCCGCGCCCCGGTCAAGGTGGTGGTCACGGCACCGACCGCTTCGCAGCTCTTCGACGCTCTTTTCGGCGAATGCCGCCGATGGGCCAAGCTGCTACCCCCCGCCATAGCCGACCTGATCGAAATCAAGTCCGACCGCATCGAACTAAAGGCCAGCCCGGAAGAGGCCTTCATCTCGGCTCGTACCAGTCGCGCCGAACAACCGGACGCGCTGCAGGGTATCCACGCCGAGTATGTGCTGCTGGTGGTGGACGAGGCGCCGGGTGTCTCCGAGGCGGTCTTCGAGGCCGCCGGTGGCTCGATGTCAGGCCACAACGCGACGACCCTGCTGCTCGGCAACCCCACCCGCACGCAGGGATATTTCTACGACACGTTCTACCGCCTCTCCGGCGACTGGAAAAACCTGCACGTCTCCTGCCTAGACTCGCCCAGAGTCTCGAGCGACTACGTCTCGGAGATGGCAAGCCGCTACGGCGAGGGGTCGAACGCCTACCGGGTGCGCGTGCTCGGCGAGTTCCCGCTGGCCGACGACGATACGCTAATTGGGTTGGAGCTGGCGCAGTCAGCCATCGACCGCGATGTGGTGCAGAACCCCGGTGCACCGATCCTCTGGGGTCTGGACGTCGCGCGTTTTGGCGCTGACTCCTCGGCGCTGTGCAAGCGGCAGGCGAATGTGGTGCTCGAGCCGGTCAAGACATGGCGCAACCTAGACCTGATGAGCCTATCCGGTGCGGTGCTGCACGAATGGGAATCGACCGACCCCAAAGATCGCCCAGTCGAGATACTGGTCGATAGCATCGGCTTGGGCGCAGGTGTAGTCGATCGATTACGGGAGCTGAAGCTACCCTGCCGCGGCATCAACGTCGGTGAGTCGCCGGCCATCAAGGGGCAGTATGCGAACCTGCGCGCAGAGCTTTGGGGCAAGACCAAGGCATGGCTCGAGGCGCGCGATTGCAAACTGCCGCGTGACGAAAGGCTGGTCAATGAATTATCCTCACCGCGGTACTCGTTCATGAGCAACGGCAAGCTGAAGCTCGAGAGCAAGGACGACATGAAGCGCCGCGGGTTAGCATCGCCTGACGTGGCGGACGCTTTTGTGCTGACCTTTGCGAGCGATGCGGCGACGATTGGCGGTGCGTATTCGCCGACGTGGACAAAATCGGTCAAGAGACAGATTCGAGGTGTGGTATGAGCATTGATCATCTAGGCGGTTTTATTCCAGAGGGTGACCGCGCGACGTGGATGCCTGACATTTGGGGCTATCTGGCGCTGCACTATGGCATCAAGTCGGTGATCGACATCGGCGCAGGCTACGGCCACAACATCAAGTGGTGGCATGACCTCGGATTTGACGCGGTGGGTGTGGAGGGGCACCCAGTCGCGCTTGCCGAGAGTCCGGCCAAGGAGATTCTCATCTCGCATGACTACGAACGCGGCGCGTATGTGCCACAGCGCGAGTTTGATCTAGCTATCTGCACCGAGTTTGTTGAGCACGTCGATCGCAAGTGCGAGCAGAACTGGTTCGCGACAATGCACAAGTGCAAGTATGTGCTGATGTGCCACGCCGTACCGGGTCAAGGCGGCCACCATCACGTCAACGAGCAGACGACCGACTACTGGATCGAGCGCTTTGGCGAAAATGGCTTCAAATGCGACTGGATCACCTCGCTTATGTTCCGCGAAACGGACAAGCGGCAAGGATCGTCATGGGGGCGGCCGACGTTATTGTTCTTCATCCGTGATTTATGAAGTATTACTGCATCACACTCTCTGAAACACCGGAGCGCACCGAGCACGCTCGAGCGCAGGCTGCAAAACATGGCATCGAGTTGGATTTTATATATGGCATCTTCGGCAAGACCATGCAGGTCAAGTCCGAGATCCCGATGCACAGCGACTATTTCGTTACGCGAGGCGCTACTTGCTTGGTTCTGTCATGGCACATCGCTTGGCAGATCGCATGGCGCGAGGGTCACGAAGAGTTTGTGATCTTTGAGGATGATTTCATCCTGCCGGATAACTTCTCCGAACGCTGGCCGAAGGTGCGCGCGCAGATTCCAGAGTCTTGCGATCTGGTTTATCTCAATTCTTGCTGCGTGGACGGAAAGCCTGCACGCAAGGAGTACGAGGATCTGTGGGATATCAAGTATCCGCTCTGCACTGCCGCGCTGTGGCACCGCCGCCGCGCGATTCCGACGCTGCAGATGTACACCAAGCCGGCCAATACGCCGGTTGATATCCTGCTCGAGTGGTACGCGCTTCCGCATCTGCGCGTGCTGACTGTGGTGCCAGAGTTGGTATCGCAGGCCACGCAGCAGCGTGAGAATCCGATGCCATCGACCATCCACATGTGAGGAGACTGATGAATGCTAAAGCCAAGCGACGTCGCTCTATTCCAGAAGCGTCTCGACAAGAAAGCACCGGCCAAGCCGGAGCCAAAGAAACCGCCGCAGCCGCCAAAGAAAACGCCACCGGATTTGCCCCCGGCAGCGTAATACTCGCCGAGCATGGCGTGCGGATGTTGCGTCTGGAGATACCGGGCGAATATCCAGCGTGCAATCCGTCTATCGCCGCAGATGGTGCGGGGAATCTGGCGTGCATTGTCCGCACGGTTAACT